TTCATAAATTCCATGAGCTGGTCTACATTGGGCTTTCCCCATTGCATACCTGCTTCGTATAAAAAATCATCCCTTGGTATTTTTTGTAAATCACATTCAATTGTATACGGTGTGTTTATATACTCTTTTGCACCCCCGTAATCTGTTATTATAACGGGTTTATCTCGTATTGCAGCTTCTACTGCGCCCATAACAACACCTTCCGATAAAGAAAAGCTTATGTAACAATCTGATTTACTGTGTATATCTTCCATAGCTTCGTCTGATATGAGGTTATTTATAACTGTTACATTTGGTATGTTTATGTTTACTGGGTATTTACACGTTGCTTTAACAATCAATCGTGTATCGGGTTTATTTAATCGTACGAAACATTCTAATATTTTGTTAAAGTTTTTTCGGGGATCGTGTACATTACCTATGTGATAAAATGTATACGGTCGTTTATCGGGTATATGTGCGTGTATTACAAAAAAATGTTTATCAGGGAACTGTCTTTTTAAAATTTGTTTACAGTATTCACTTGGTACTGCAATTTTATCAAATAAATCAAAAAGTTTACCATAATCTTTATGTACAGTCTCTGTTTCGCACACTGTCATACACGTAACATGTTTTATCTTCCTTTTAATTTCGGGTATTCTATCTAACCAATACTTTACGGGAAGTGCGAATATAAATGCACTATCAGACTCTGGTATTTCTTCGTGTATTTCAATGTATTTAGTATAACCAACTGGTGGAAAAATGTCCATGTATTTTTTACAATGTTGACCTATTCCGCTCAGGAGAGTTGGACCTATGAATAACATTTAGTATAAAGATAATATTTCTTTTATATATATTACGCGATGGACTCTGTCAGAGAACAAATTGAACATGCTCTTCAAAGACCAAAAATTCACAAATCTGAAATATACGGTATAATTAAACAAATTGCCGATATTATCAAGGCGCCAGCACCAGCTCCAGCCCCAGTACCAGTACCAGTACCAGTACCAGCTCCAGCTCCAGCTCCAGCTCCAGCACCAGTTAAGAAAGCACCAGCTCCAGCACCAGCACCAGCACCAGCTAAGAAAGCGGCTACACCAAAGAAAACTCCAGTTAAGAAAGCCGCTACACCAAAGAAAGCGTCAACTAAAAAGTCGGCTGCATCTGCATAGGTACCGGTTGCGAAACTTTACGATTTAGTAAATAATAACCACCACCAATAAACATTAAAAATATAAAAAGGTATATTAGCGGAATCTTTTTTCTTTTTTCCTTTTCCATTTTCTCTATATCATTCTTATCTGGAAGTTTCTCAACATTTATGTTGAGTTCATCTATCTTCCCGATAAGTTTATGCAACGCCTCTAGAATTTGAACTTCTCTATTTACCGGTTTCTCTTTTACATCTATAGTTGTTACTTCAAGGACTAGGTACCATTCTGCATCGGGTTGTAAAGTAACGTAATCTGTATCTTCCTGATACTCGTATAATTTAAAATTTAGTTTTTGTATAGACATGGGATTAAATAAATTTGTTTGTCTTTGGAACCCCTTCCATTGTTTATCTCTTATGATTGTATGTGCACCGTGATTATAATGTCTTTCTAATGGTACCCGTGCTAAAATTTGCCCGTGTCTTTCATCGAGTATTTGTGCTCTTTTTGGTATATCTTCGCATACAATATCGACGTATTTTGCAACACTACTCACATACGTATCACTGTTTGGGTTATCCTGACCAATTTGTGTGATATAAAAATCAACTGGTTTTAGACCACATACCTGTGACATTTCTTCCAAATGTAAATTTGATTCGAGTGTTAAATCGATCGAAAATGTATTGTTTGAACCATTTACATATTTTGAATCAATTATTATGTACTGTACTTTTTTGGGTAACTCCTGGAGTGAAACCATCTTGTATTTACAATATAAAAAAATAAATGTAAATAATAGCATGTTTTCATTCTATTCAAGCATATCTCGCTTGTTGGGTTCGAACTCAAAAAAACTAAACACTACAGAGTCGTATACATCGCTTTACCCTAATATTAATATTAAAGAAAACGTGTATACGGATATGATGTTATCGCCAGATTTTTCAAAGGATAAGATTATATCAAAAAATGATGTAGGTGAAATTATTATTTTAGAATATTCCAAACATGACAAAACATTTAGAGATTATAGACCTAAGTTTTTTAAATATAAATAAAGAATTAACAATTTTAACATATAAATGATATGGACTACATGCACTTACACACTTACGACTACAAACTCGCTTTCTGTCAAGCGACAAATGAACTCTGTGAAGACGTTCAAAGGATTATATGGGAAAAATCCCAAAAATACGAACACGAAAATCTCGTGTGTCCAGGAGCCCCACGAAAAGGGGGAAGAAATACACGATTCGCAGAAGAAAGACTCCAAACGTTGGTTAGGAAATGGAGGGATAAATGGGGAGAACCAACTGTATAATCGTATGAAAACACTGGCTTATGAAGAGTTTGCTCACAAAGATTTTAAACGTGAAGAGTACGATTCGTATTCATTGGTTTTATATAGAACAATGTTAAACGAATTAGAATACGAAAGACGTAATTTGAAATATACAACTCTTTTTGGTGATAAATGGAGACATTTATCAAAAAATAAGGATCCGTTTTTATACGATAAAAAATTAAACGATATACAGATTCGTATAAACGAATCGATAATCAGATGTGAAGAATTTCTCGAAAAAGAAAGAGAATTTAAAAAAAAATATTTCAGTGACGAAAATATAAATTTCGATAATATTATAGTATAAATATTTAATGAATAAATTGTAATGTAATATAATAAATGTTAAGTATAATAAACCCTGGTAGTAAAACACTTAGAATTTCGTGTCCCACAAAAAGGAAGGAAGGTATAAAAGAGTATGAAGATATAAAAACTAAAATAAAAAAATCAACTTTACGATACGGCGCTGCAGTTTCTACATATCATTTTATTTTTCATACACCCGTAGACGGTGTATCTGCAAGTTTAGGTATTATCGCTTCTTATGTTTACGTAGATTCACTTTCATCGTATGTCGATAATATAGAAAAATCGTTTGGTTTGAATAAAAGGTTATTGGTACCAACGTGTCTTGCATTATTTGAGTCTATGTGGAATTCACACGATTTACCTTTCGATTTTAATATGGGGGCAACACTTTTTGGGTTTTTAGTATATAAAATGGCTTTTTATCAGATTTTAGCTGAGGAAATTTTAATGAATAACGAAGACCTAAGTCGTCTAGATGAAATATAAAAATCAAAACTAAATATCCAACAATGTCTGTTTTTTACGAATTATTGAAAAAAAGTACAAGTCTTGAAAAAGTTGAAGAGATGAACGAACTCATTTCCACTATTTTGAGTGATGGTCAGCTTGATATGGACCTATGGGGGCTTAAACCTGATGGTAATTTTCCGAGTGAATGTAATCCTATGGATTTTGAATACCTTGGTTTTATTGGTTTAAGCAAACCGGAAGGAAAGGAAAATCTTCGTTTTGTTGAATTTATTCACGAAAATAAAGGATGTGGGGGTATTATGAAACCCTTTCTTGAAAGGCTTACTAAACACTTATCTAAAGATAAGAAAGATATGTTATTGCTTCCACGTGTAATTCGTCCTAAATCTAAAGAATTTTGGAAGGAATGTTTAAGTAAATATTTTACTAATATTCAAGACGGTGAAAATTTCATTTTCAAGAAAAAAATCCCAGACGTTGTGAATTGGGTAGAACTGACTAATATTATTCCTTCTAAACCATTAGAAGAAGAATAATCTTACTTAAACAAATACATTTATAAGTTGTTATATACATACAAAATACAATGCCGTACCTTACACGTGAATTATTAAAAAACTGTACTTCCCTCATTAAACTTGAACACTTAAATGAACTGTGTTCGAGTCTTTGTGGTTTTTCTTCCGAGGTTTATGGATTGCGCACCGAGTTCGGATATCCATCACACCTTATGTCTAGAGATAATAAAAATTTTATAGCTTATATTGGTATTCATAAAAATAAATTAGAAACAAGTTATGGTCAAGCACACTTTATTACTTTTTACCACGAACCTAAATCTATTACATATGGAACCAAGTTAGGTATTTTGGAATACATGTATGATATTTACATGGATCATACACACGATGAACTTTCTGAAAGTGGGTATAGAGGAAATAAACATTTTTCTGTTGAACTTTTTCCGTATAAGATAAATTCTAAGAATTGTGAGTATTGGAGAACAATTATTGAAGATGATTGGGGAGTGTGTGATAAAATTTCACTCGAAGATTTAATTGATGATTATGAATTGAAAAATAAAGTTAAATGGGATAAACTTCATCGCATGTTACCAGAAAACATCGACGAAATGTACAACGATACCGAATTAAGTGATGACGAGGGTTCTTTTGTTGATGAAGAAGAAACTGACGACGAACTCGAAGAAGGTGAGATTTTAATGAGTGATTCAGAGGCCTAAGTGAATAAAAAATATAAAAAATATAAAAAATAAAATGCGTCCAAACTGTCCCTACGAGAACTGCTATTGCAGAGCTGGTAAGAACGGATTCT